GTATAGAATTCAAGATTTCTAATTCTTCTATCAAGTTTCTTAATATCATCCATAGTATATCTTGGATGATCATTCAAAGATACTCCAACTCCATCAACGTTGCAGAGATAAGCAGGAAGTGTTAAGGTTGCAACTTCTAAAGCATCCTCAATGTTATTTGGTGGTAAAGGAGTTTCTGCTGCAATACCATTAATTAGTTGATATGTACCATCTTTACTCAGGTAAATTTTATCAATTCTTGGTAGATAGAATGAATAATCAATATTGATTGATTCATCAGAAGCAAGGACGTTTGCAGCTGAGTTTCCGTTAGAGGTGAACTCTCTTGCATTAAATTCAAATGGAGATGTGGTTGTTGATGTAAATTCAGATACTCTTGGTCTGATATCAATTATGTCAGAGACACTGACTCCATTAATTCTTGGCAGATCACAATAATCAAAAGCATCGTAGCTGTTGACTGTTGTGATATCTCCTGTATCAGAGGCAGAAAAATCTGCATATTCATATACAATTTTAAGTCTTTTCTCTGGAGCTTTGGTATTGGGTTTTCTAACTATTCTAGAATAATCGTAGATTGTGTCTCTTTGACCATTGTCAAAAGTGAAGTTAGCACTAATGTTGTTATCACCTTTTTCAACTACAGAGATGGTTGCAGTAATTCCAGAATTTTTAAACGTAATTACTTCTCCTGCAACTAAATTTTTACCATTTAGTGGAATATAATTTACGTTTAAATCATCAACTGCCCCAACATAAACACCGACGAATTTGCTATTATTACTCGTAAACTCTTCTCCTACTAAAAGGTCTCCAGTTTTAGTTGTAGGACCAGAAATAGCGGTTAAAGTTAATTTTGGAAGAGTTGCGTCAGAAGTGGTTGAGGATTCAAAAACTCCATGAACTTTAAATACATCTGGAAGAAGTAGACAAATCTCTTCGTCTTGAACTCTAGTACCATATCCAGTACCATAAGTTAAACCATCATTTGAAGTGGTTGCTCCAATACCAGACTGTTGTAATTTTGATTTTGTAACAGTAATTGTTTTTATTTTATTTCTATTCTTAATTTTAGACTTTACATCCGTCTTTCTTAAAGTAGCAATTAACTTTGCAGGACTATTAGTACCTAAACCATTAATAGTTACAGTTGTTCCACCACTTCCAAATACAAACTTATCTGCACTCAGTGCCTCAGTGGTTCCATCAGTTCTGATAAGAACATATCTTTCCTCATCAAAAGGTAAGAAAGTCTCTAAAGCAGAACCAGAAGAAACTGCACCAGTGGAGTTGGAAGCAATGTCAACATCAAATTGCTTTCTAATCGTCAAAGTAGAATCTGTTAAATCAACAGAAGCAACTTTTTGTTTTGGAAGAACTGTAAATAAAGTTCTATCTAATCCCTCTTGGAAATTAGAAGATAAAATTGTAAAATCACTTGGATTGATATCGGAACTTGGAAGACCTCCGTCACAAACATCAGTTACACTCGTAATTCCAGTTAAGGTCAGACTATGTTGAGAAACAGACTCAACTTTAGAGAACGTTGGAACAGTAAGTCCTGGAACAGAATAAGATACCAAATCTCCGACAGTAGTAATACCGACAAAGAATTTAGACAAATCTGTATTAGTTACCGTGCTAATACCACCACTTCTTCCGGTGATATTAACTTGACCAAGGTTTGTTAAAGGACTCTGAATAACGTCAGCATTGAAAGTAGATGCACTACCAACGATACCAAAGATTGACTGAACATCTTTTGTACTATGTGCAGTTACTGCAGTTGATACTCTAGTATTTGCTATAGTATCAAATTCAAATTCTTCCCCAACAGAAAATCTGCCGTTTACGTTATATGCAGTGATAATTCCTGCATTAGTAACACCGTATCTTAAGAATCCAGTGGCACCACTTGCCTTTCCTTTAATGTGAGTTGGTGTTGATAACGTAATATCTTGATTTAATGTGATTGATGTATATGTTTGAATGTCAAACAAAGAAGCATCCCATACATTTGCGTCTGCGTTGGTGGCACTGTATGAACCAGATTCCAACGCAAAGTCATAAACTCTTGCTAAACCAATTTCTTTACCTGCAGCTGCAGTTTTGGTTCCACCAATTCTATTATCTCTTAAACTTACGGTATAACTTGTAGCAATACCAATACTTGGAGAACCACTTACCCTATTAAGAGCATATGTTGGTCCGGTTGTATAATTAATACTTTGATTTTCAAGAGTTTTTGTGGTTCTTGGTTTTTGGAAGTCCACATAAGTTGGACTAACCGTTTCTACCTCATATCCTTTAACATATGCCTTACTTGGACTAATTACATATGTACCCAGACTTTCTGCAGGAGCATTTCCATTATATGTTGTTTGTCCTTCGACAAAAACTCCTCTATTTCCTTTTAAATTGTTTAAAGTTTCTTTTACTTGAAGAGATGGCTCTCTTACATAATAATCCCCAGATTCATCATATGTTCTTTTTGCAAATTCTTTTGCAATTTCGTTATATTCCGTATCTTTTCTAATGGCACTAATTTCGCCATTAGAAACTTCCATCAATTCGATAAAGTTCTCATATTTAACTCCATCTATTGGTCTTTTTGTTAAATATGCTCGTATTTTTAATCTATCTGCACCTGCTGCAGTGAAATTTGAAAATCCTTGTGCGTTATCGTTAAGATCGGGAGCTATGTCAGAATTAATGGTCTCTTCAAAAACTTCTAAACCAACCCTATATGATGGAAATCTGCTATATGGGTCTAGAATAATTGTTTGCTCAGGAATTTCGATGAAATATCCTCTGACAAAATAAACTCCTGAAGATAAAGTTGCTGCAGAACTTTGAGAAGTTGCATTTTGTGCAACAACAGTAGCGAAAGATTCTCCATCTTGGAAAGAAACGAGACTATTAGAAAAACCTCTTTCTACAGTTAAAGTTTCTCCATCAAGAAATCCCTGATTATCTCCACTTTCTGGAGAACTAATATAGTTTACGTATAAAGTATATGGTCTACCAGGAAATGCACTTACGTTTAAATGTGCCTTTACTTTTGCTCTAATACCAGAAATAGAACCGACTATTATCTTATCATTTAAATCATTAATGTAATTGGTTACACTAAGACCAGTAAATTCTTCGTTAATAAGAACAGAATTTAGAGAATTATTGTAACGAACACCACCACCCGTTACAGAATCTCCTTCTTTGAAGACATGATTGCCAAACTTTTCAATTTGATCTTGTAAAATCGATTGAAGAGTTGTTAATTCTCTAGCCTGAACAGGATATCCTGGTTTGAATAAAACCTTGTAATAGTTATTTTGAGGATCAAAATCGTCAAAATATGGAGCGGTATTGAGATTAGTTTCCTGGGGCATGATTCCTTAGAATTGCAAAATGACTTTGATATCTTCTTTTTGATTAGTTGACCTTGTGATTGAAGGTCTATTATCCACATAGATTATATTTCCAGAATATTTTTTAACTTCTGGATTAGCAACCCCCTGGGTAAAAGAGTTCCCAAGGTAATACGTCCTATTATTTATTGAGGTAGAGAGACCCGTAAAGTTAGTATCAATACCTAAAGTTACGCTTCCACCAACAATATTTACAGTACCACTATTTGCATAATCTGGGTTTGCAGTGAATCTATGCAAGTTAAATCCATACTTTGGACTTACTTTTAATGAACCATCGGTGTTAAAACCAGCAAGACTCTTATCTTGCCAGAATTTTAATACTCCAGTATTTTGGTCATAAGAAATTACCCTACCAACAGAAGTAGAACCAAGTCCGACAGTCTGAATGATCTCCGAGTCGGGAGTAAATGTTGCAGTACTATATCCAGCACCTACTAATTTCAGTGCGAAAGATGCGCTACCCTTTTCTAAAGTCAGCACCGCAGAAGAATTAAATGCCTCTGGATTTTCAATAAGTCCAACTCTAGCAATCTGGTTTCCAGTAATAAAGTCTGGATTTTCAACATCATTCTCAATTCTAGAATAAATCAGAACATTATGTGCTCCAAGTTCTCTGTAAATATCTGCCCCATGTCCTCCATGAGGGGGAATAATTACATTAAACACTGGAGCAGTGGTTCCAGTAGGAACATTTCCTGCAACAAGATCAACTGTTCCAAAAGTATAATTTGAACCGCCCTTGGAAATCGTTACAGATTCTACTTTAGAGTCATTATTGATAACGATAGTTGCCTCTGCACCAGAACCATCTCCTTTAATAGGAACTCCAGTATAAGTTCTATTTGCAGTGCCAATACCTGCACCTCTATTAGTAACTGTGACAATCTTTAATTGCCCACTTGATGCTGCATTATTTCTAACTGCCGCGTCAGTTGTATTTGACTCCCAATCTCTTGGAACTGGCATAAAGTTTGTAGAATCAAACTTTACAATGTCACTTGGTTTAATTGTATAAAGATATTTCCAAATATATCCGTCTCCACTGTCACCAGCAGTTCTTGGTTCTAGATCAGTAAATGTTGGTTGATCTAAAGATGGTTTCCCAGTTGTATTTTCTGGATCTGTTCCGTTATTTAAGCAAATATAAACTTTAAAATCTTCATTTACAACATAATAATTTGCAGAATATAAACTTGTTGCACCAGATGGTTTTGACGTGTTCGTTCTGCTTATATCATGGCGATACATGTCATAAGTAGTGCCAGATTTCCAGGTAACTTTTCTAATTACCTGATTAACATCACTCCCACCAATTTTCTTCACAGCAACCATCGTATCCCAATAATCATTTTCTTGCTCAAAGGAGTCCTTAGGAGCAGGAGGATTATTGTTCCAAGTTGAAGAATAATCAGTAGCGTTTGGCAAACCAACAAACGAATAATAAGAGTTTGTGGATGAGGTCGCTGCTGCTACAAAATTCTTCGCATTTAAAATCCTTAACTGATCAGTTATAATTGCAGACATTTTTGCGAGTTTTTTTATTTATTTATTAGTTATAATTTGAATACTTGAGGGGGTCAAATCTCTCAACGATTGGAGATGTAGAAACACCAACCAATCCAGTATTATATGCCGTAAAGACATTTGCATCAGTTCTTGTTGGAACAGAAATTCTACCCCAACTATACTCACCGAAGAAGTTGCTATGTCCTGTTCCAACAAGACCATTAAAGTTTTCAACACTAACTGTGACCTGGGCGACATATGTAATGCCGATACCTTGAACCGCAGTTTGTGCTATAGAAACAGCAGCAACTTCATAAATGTTATCAAGGAAGGTTGAACCAACACCAACAACACTGTTATCTTGTTTCAAGGATGTTACTCCAAAACCAAGGTTTGTTTTAGATGTGACAAAGTAGTATCCAGTTTGAATTCCACTTACTGTAATTGCAGTTCCAACGATAGTAGAATCTCTGAATAGAGAATCACTTGGAATAACAAGGTCAAATACAATACCAGTAGAAGCAACACCAACAGAAGTTGTGGAAACACCTGAAATAATTCCAAAGTCACCCGTGTAAGTTACTGTCTTGATTTCTTCGACAGGAGTTCTTGGTTTTTCAATCAAGACCACTGGTGGATTTGTGGTTGTATATCCAGTTCCTGGCGAAGAAACAGTTATTGCAGAAACCGTTCCAACTCCAGAAATAGTTACATCTGCCGATGCTCTTTGCGTTGTTCCCAATCCAACTGGATTTGCAATAGTTATGGAAGGAGTAAAAGTATATCCAATTCCACTTCCAGTAATAGAAATAGAACTGATAGTTCCCAATCCAGATACAACTGCGGTTGCAGAAGCACCGACAATAGCATCTTGAGATGTTATTCTAATGTGCTTATTATCAGTCGTATTTTCTTTTGCATTATCGAAGAATGTTCTTACATTTTCAACAAAGATGAATGTAGAACCAACACCAACAGACTGAATAATTCTCGTATTTGGATGAATTAGTGGCTCATAGATGATTCTATCTTTTGCAACAAACTCACCATTTACAAATTTATCTTCAGTTTGTCTGCACCATTTGACTGGTCTAGTAAACGTGTCATCAGTTGTAATTCCTGGACCAGAGTATAAGTTAGTATCAACAGTATCGGTGGAATTAACATTATGAACGATTCTAGAATCCTGTTGGAAAGTGAAATCATCACTGTTTAATGTAACGGTGTCTCCCGTCTTAATAGATTCCAGCACGTCAACATCAAGAACGTCCACGGAAGAAGATCCTTGATAGAAGAGAATCTTTGAAGTGTCTCCTGCTTTTGGTGCCTCTGTGAAATTGATAAAACTGCCACCATCGAAAGTGTAACCTTTTCCAGGAACCTGAAGAACATCATTAATAAAAATCAGAAGAGTTGCTTCAACATCAACTAAAGAACCAACTGCAGATCTAATTGTCTTTTGCTGTAATCCAACTTTAATTGGGAATGATTTTCTTGATCCATTAAACAAATTATCAATATTATCAATGACCAACAAATTACCAACAGACCATCCAGAGAAACTATCAGAATAAGTGTTTTGGACACTAATCTGGAATTCTTCAAATGATAATGTGGGATTAGTTGGAATTCCAGTAGGTCCACCAATTGATACAGTCAAGACTTCTCCCTGTCCGTATGCATAACCACTATTTTCAATAGAGAACTCAATGACACTAGAACCTTGTCCGACTACGATATTAGCAGTTGCTTGACTTCCCAAACCAGAATTAGAGGAAGAACTATAGACAAGGGGAATATTGGAATAAGATAATGGATCATCAAAGATAACAACTGGTGGATTTGTGGATGTATATCCAGTTCCTGGGTTAGTGATAGCAACACTCACAATATGTCCACCACTAATAGCAGCAGTACCAATAAATTCAATGTTAGGAATTCCAGTGCTAGACGTTGCAATTCCAACATTTACAACCGTTTGAATTCCTGCTCTATATCCAGAACCACTATTTCCAATACTAATGGAAGTAATAGTTCCAAGACCAGATACAGTAGCAGTTCCTCCAGCAGCAACCAGTGGTTGATATCCAAATCCTTCAGTAGAACCAACGGAAATAATAACTCCTCCAATAGGAACATTTGAACCACTGACATCAGACGTTATTGAAGAAATTGTTCCGGTGAAGTTTGCACTGGTAATACCAGAGGTTTCTGCAAGAGTATAATCTCCAGTCTTATGTGCAGACTGTGGTCCCTGGAATATTTGATTGACCAGAATAATTGCATTATCTGTGGAGAATCCAGTTGCGTTTGAACCACTTGACTTCAAGTTAAACGCCGTATTGAATCCAGTAAATTGTGATGATACGTCATCAAAAACATAATTATTTGCATATGGTTCTGTGGTAGTATCTGGTATTCCAGACCTCATAAAGGTTCTTCCAGTAAACGTGGAGAACGTTCCAATGCCAATATAATCTACTTCGTCTGGACTTCCAGTAGTAGTACCAATCGGAGTTAATCCAAATGGCGCTGTTACAAAATTGACTTTATTTTTGACAATATTATAATCGCCTTGAACCTTAGTTATCAATTCTCCACTAGAATGAGTGGAAACGCCTGTCCCCATCCAAGGTCTTCTAACTCTTAAAATATTGGTGCTTCCAACTCCAACTGCTTCAACTTTTACAATCTCATTACCAATCTCAAGCAAATCTCCACCAAAGATTGACGTTATACCACTTACAGTCAAAGTATTTTCAGTTACTTTAAATTCCTCAGATAAAGATGATGTAACTGCAGTGGAGACAATCGGAGACTGAATAACATTATCAATAGAAAGCATTGCTCTAGAATTTTGTTTCTTAGATACAAAGGAATGAGATGTTCCTATTCCAACGGAAGAAAGTGTTAAAGGAACTGCTATGGTCTTGAGAGCGTCTTCTGCACTACCTGCAACTCGAATTGAAATATCATCTACTTTAATTGCATAAACACTCTCTGGAAGTTTATCTGTAGTTCCAATGCCAGCGATAGTTGCGGTAACAATTCCAATTGCTTGGGTTGTTCCTGTTCCAGCATGATTGTAAGTCAACTCTTCGCCAGTCACGAAGAAGTGATTGGGAATCTTAATTAGATTATTTGTAGTATCAACTACAGTAGATGCACTTCCTACAAAATATCTTTCAAAAATTGGAAGTTGTGTATGAGTTAATTCAAACTCTCTCTTAACATCACTGTCAGTTCCAGTATAATTTCCATTTCCAGTTAAGATTGATGCATTAGTAAGATCAATACTTGTATTAGTATTGTCAGTATCAACCAAACGAAGTGCTTTTTGGAAAACACGAACTTCAACATCTGCAGATGCAATTGGGGTAAAGGTAAGTTCAGTATTACCACCAGAAAGTTGAGCGTCAAAAGCACCAATACTAGAACTGGTTTCTAAATTACCAAATTCCGATATATATGCATCTCTAGAATCGCTAACAAGATTAATTTCTGAAATTTGATATTGAGAATTGGTTTTGTCCTCAACAGTTACAATATAGTGAGCACAATCAAAGTCATCTGACGTATACTGAGCAACTGCGGTTGCTACTGGAGAAGATGTAGATGCAATAGAAGTTATTGTGGAGTTCAATCGTGCAGTATTCATTGTATAGGTTCCAACACCCACTGAAGACGTATCTGCAATAGAAACTCTGATTGTGTTTACTGTGAAAGTAGACGCAAGTGCTACATTTGGAGTAATATCAATATTGACATTTGATCCAGATAAGTATGCATTGTAAGTTCCAATTCCTGGAGAAGCACCACCCGATTCTGATACTATCTGACCATATTCAAGCAGATCAGCAGTAGTTCCATCATGAATAACTGTCAATTCGTCAAACTCAAAATATGAGTTGTCAGTTGCACAATATTGAACTAATAATTTAGATGCTCTATATGTTGAAGCAATACCAACAATTGTGGTTGCAGCAGTGGCTCCAAGAGCAACAGTCGCAGTACTACTAGCGATATTAACAGTATCTCCAAAAGAAGTACTACCAATACCTGCAGTAGAATCTTCAATATTATATGAAATCAAACTCACATTATAATCATTGAATTGATACTTGGTTGGATAGAATAATAATTGACCTTCAGATCCTAGAATGTTAAATTCAAAAGTTCCAAGGTTATCGAAAGTTGGAATATCACCATATTCATTAAGATATGCAATTCCATTATGATCGCGAACGATTGTAATAATACTAAGTTGTTTTTCGTCTGTAAATCTTACGTCATCAATTAGTGCAAAATACTTTTTAGTTCTTGCGTCATCAATATTAAAAAGATCAACACTATTAAATCTCTCTTCCCTTGGTTTATCATTAAATTGTGGACTTAAGTCGTCAATCATCAAAACACGATTTCCAACAGACTCAATATAGTCTTGAAGTGTACTGCTCTTAAATACAATTTCATTTGATGCAATTGTAGTATCAACCTCTAAGGTCAATTCTGTTGCCAAATCAAAATCGTTTACACAATTCAAGTCGATTTCTGATATGAAATCGGCAATTCCAATAACTGTGCTCTCATCTTGAGTTGTGCTAATTCCAACATCATTAGAATCTTTAGATTCAACAATTAAATCTGAGAATTTCTTAAATCCTGCAGTGTGATTAAGAGAACTTACTGCATTATCCCACTTACTGTAATCAACTTTAGATTTTATGGAGTATGAGAAATACTGATAGTAATCATTATCATGTAATCTTTGAAGATTATTATTCAAGAATCCTGTGTCAGTCAACCAACCCTTTTCAACTATCGAAGAGTCATTAATTTTAAAGAAATTATTAAAGAGAATTGTTTCAGTAACTCTTGCTACAGTTTTTGAAGAAGAACCCGTAATATGCTCACTAACTTTAAATGGTTTTGCTGTAGAAACTTTGAGGAATCCTGTCTTAGGATTCCAAGAATTAACAACTCCCGATGAAGATGGAGAAAATACAGTTTCTCCTTTGTTAAAATTAGTTGTCTTTAAAGAAATGTCAAATATTGGGAAATGTTTTGATGGAATTATTTTACCAACAGAGTTTAGAGCATCATATGTTCCTGGAATTTCTCCACTGGCAAGATACTCTGAAAGATTATATGTAACTGTACCATCTGCACCACCAATATTCGGATCAGTTTGAGTAACCTCAAAAAGACTATAATTGTACCTGGAAGAGTTATATCCTTTTGCAGTAGTTCCTATTCCAACACTAACATTTTCAATTAAGATGGTTTCTCCAACAGCAAATGGGAAGTCTGCTAAACTACTATAGCTAGAACCTAGGGAGACGGTAACATCTTTAGTTGCTGAGTCAAATACAACATTTGTAATTGAAACACCATTAGTATTATTCGTCGGAATGATGGTTGGAGTAACGTCATTTAGCGAGAATGTGTTTCTCGAAATGGTGACCGTATCGTCTCCAAGTTCATAATTTAAATCAACATCCGAAATAACTTTTTTTGTTACATTGTCAATGACAATTAAATTTGGAGCAAAGACATAATTTTGACCGACAGAAGTTATTCCAATAGAATCAAATGAATTTAATGTGTTTAATTTAAGGATTTGTGGTAGTTCTGCTTGTGGTCTTAAAGTATTATCTGCAGAATACTCAAAACCAATGTCTTGAATATCTACTTTATTAATTCTGCCAATATTATATCCTTGTGGAGAAAGAATTGCATCTTTTCCAAGTACAGTTTTGATCTCTGTAATTTCTGGTAGTACACTATAGTTTCTTCCCTTAGAAAGCATAGAAATGCCATCTATTGCTCCATATGCTGTAGTAGAGTTTGTAGTGTATGTTAATTCCGAATTAGTTGGATCATATTCAGATTCATTAGGAGCATCAAAAATACTAAATGAGAAAGTTGTGGTCCCAATACCAGTTACAAAATTTCTATTACCAGTTAAGGGATTATCTACTACAACCAATTCGCTGCAATTTTTAATATTCTCTGAGTCAGAAAAAATCTCTTTCTTGACATTTGTATTCAGATCCAAATTAATTGGAACTGCTCCATAATATAAAACATTTGGAAGATTGTCATTAACTTTGAGAGATAATTTTGCGAGAGTGCTTAATCCTACGGGACCAGTTTTAATTACTTCAAACTCATCTGAAACAGTGGAAGAATAGAATTGATTCTTAAGTTCTCTATCATAGAATATCCCAAAATCAAATGCCGAATAAGAAATTGAATTATTTGTAAATGAAAGTGAAGAATCCGAAAGATCAAACTCTATAGTTTTATTTTTCTCTATAGCTATGGGAGGATTTACCTTTGAAATTGTTCCAGAAGATGTTCCAGTAATATCAACTACAATTGGGAATACTCTTTCAATATCAGTTGTAGTTTCACAAAGTTTAATCTTATTTCTATCTACTACAAATACATAATAAATTTTGTTATCCAAAAGACCCGCTGCTGGAGTTGTAGCAGTGTGAATTACCTTTTGTCCTCTGGTAAGATTATGATTTGGAATAGTTAAAGTATTATTTGTAATATCTACATCAGAAGCGGTAAAACTTCTAGGATCAATAACAAGTCTTCTATGATAATCATTGTATGCCACAGAAATTGTAGTTGTAATTCCTGGAAGAACACTCAAGAATACTTGATCATTAAACTGAAGACCATGAGTTGACCCTGCAGTTACAGTTACAGAATTTTTATCAACGTTGGCAGTTAAAGTATTTTCTGGATTTGTTTTTAAACTGTGCTTTTCTCCAGTTCCAATACCAGTGAAGAACAAAGTATTAACATAGACTGAACTGTTAAGACCGACGAAAGAACCAGTTGAACCAATACCAATTTTAGCAGTTGCAATTCCAATCAGATCATTGGATATTTTACCTGCATATACTGTCTGTCCATTTGTAAGACTAAAGGTATTGATACCATCAGTGGACACTCCAAGAGTAGTTCCTTGGTTACTCAAATAGGTCAGAGTATCTCCAGTTTTTAATCTATGATCTGGAAGATACAATGCTTTCGTTGGAATATTGATATTTGAGATACCTGCTCCAGGATTGGCAAAGATCAAGGTTGACCCAATACCAACACCAGCAATAGTTCCTAATCCAACGGTTTCTCTTGGATCAAAATACAACTCTCTGCTATAATCAAATCTTGCAGCTCGATTTATGCCAGTAAAGTTAATACCAAACTTTCTTGGACTTTCCGTTATAGTTGTAGATCCAGTATGTGCAGAACTAACTGTCCCATTATGAGATCTTTCAACACGAATTCTAGACGACAATTCATCTACATTCAAAACCTTAATTGTTTCGGTTCCAATTCCTAAAATATCGTTCTCTCTAACTCTTGGAAATGTGAGGTCACCAGTCACATTAAAATATGTCACAATGCCAGTGGTAGAAGCATCTTGAACATCTAAAGCAAGATTCAACTTCTCAGTTGAAACTCCAACTAAGAAAAATCTACCATCAATATTTGCATCTGTAGAAACGCCAGATAAGGAAACTCTATCATAGTTAACTAAGTTATGAGGAGAGGTTGCAAATCCAATAAACTGAGATGTACCATCTAAAGGATAAAATTCTACATTTGATACCGTGGTCTTTGCAACACTAATATTATTAATTCTCTGACCGCCTATTCTAGAAACTTCAGCACTTGCACCAAATCCATCAGTTTTGTTATCATCGAATACAATTTGATCACCTATACGATAAAGTGAACCTCCACTATTGATACCAACAAACTCAACTCCACCTTTTGTTGTAGACTTGATAATAGTATTTTGTTTGTGAATTTTATTGGAGTCTACGACAAAATCATACTCAGTATTATCTTGCAGTACCCCGTATGGAGTAGTATTTCTTGACAAACTAGTTGCATTCAAATCAAATGTATCTTGATTTGAACTATTATCAAAGTTATACTTAATAGGAGATGACTTATACTTATTGCCAATAAAATATGGAAATTCGGGTTTTCTGTAATTTTGGAACGGACCCGAGGAATCTACTGCAGTTGTATTGATTGTGGTAAAGTAAGCATAAATTCCATTTGGAAATTCTGGAGTTTTGCAGAATCTGCCATTATATTCATCAAGATCTCCAGAACCATCATAAACATAATCATTAACAAAAAATCCATTAGGATAAATTTCATTTCCATTAGCGTCTAGTGGATTTGGTCTATCAGAACTTGGCGATAAAACATATCCAGACTTTAGTAATTTTGGAAGTCCTCCATCAATATTACTATATCCATATGGTCCATAAATTGGGTTTCCATCATATGCATAACCAATGATTGGAGAGTGAGTATCAGATACTATTTCTCTTCCATTCTGGAGTCTAAGGTCAGTAACAAATGTTTCTTCGCCGTTTACAATTTTGGTTCCTAAAATAGACCTTCTCAGTTTTCTTGGAGAATATACATGAGTATACTGTAATCCATATGCAGAGTTTGTTCCATTAAATATAACTCCATCATCATCTGATATTTGATTATTATCAAAAAGTCTTTCAAAAATGTTTACAGTCCAGGTCTTTGGATTGAATTTAAATAATCCTCCATCTCCTGCCTCGTCTACTGTAATCGTAGTATCTTTCTCTAGATAATTAAATCCACTGTTATTTACTTTTACTTCTGTTATAACTCCATTAGTTACCACTGGAACAAGAACTGCACCATTTCCAGAACCATCTACTTTTAATGTTGGAGGAGAATTGTAGCCAGTTCCAGAATTAAGAATTAAAACCTGTGTGATTTTTCCACGAGAAACAATTGGTTTGAGTTGAGCACCCGAACCACTACTCAAAGTATGTGATGGTTGTTTGTTATAATTTAGAATTTCTGAAGAACCATATCCAACTCCACCATCTTCAACAAATACAGATTCAATTTCTCCTCTAAAAATAGGTTGAAGTTGTGCGTTGAAATTTTGTCCCGTAAGAGTAGATACTCCGATTTCACCCTTTATTTCTACGGTAATTGGTAGATAGTTAAACGTTTGTGTTCCAGAACCAGAAGAAGTTAGATTTATGTATTCTTCATTTGCATAATAAAACTCAGGAGATGTTGAACCTACTCCAACTTGAGAAAGTTTAATATTATCTGTGTCAATTTTAGTTACGTAATAAGATCCATCAGAGAGACCACCAATTGCAGTAGTTCCTGAAGTGTATTTAATTACTTCACCACTTTTATATCCATGAGATTTTAATGTAATTGTATTTAATGACGTACTAATGCCTGTAGAGGTTGCTGTAGTTCTTTTATTTTTATATCCACTACCAGGATTTGTTACAGAAATAGAAGAAATTATATTTTTTGAATTTGCACACCTAAGACTATGATTTCCTGCACCAAATCCAGTGAGGTCAATTGCATTTGATGCCGAAATAGCATCATCATATGTTTTATGAAGTTTAACTTTATACGCATCTTGAATAGATGCAAAATATTGAGAATCAGTAGACAAACCACCTACTGCAGTTTGCCCATCAGTTTTGTAAATAACCAGTTCTCCATCTCTAAACTTATGAAATTCAGAGAACGAGATTGTATTATTGGTTAAGTCAACCAATCCAGCATCTTGAATTGAATTAAAACTTACAGAGTGGGAAATTGATTTAAGAATTGGTTGTGCAACAGCACCTTTTCCGCTACCGCCAGTAATTCTAATCGTTGGAATTGTGACATAATCAAATCCAGGATCTAAAACATCAATTTTACCTAAAGAACCTGTTATACCGCAAAAAGCAGAGAAACCTGCTCCTACTGAATCGTTTGTTTGTAAAATTGGAGGGTTGATAATATCATAATCCTCTCCTTTAGATACAACTTCAACGTCTTGAATAGATCCATAGAAAATGGAATCATTAGACTTATAATTTAAAATCTCAACACCATTAACTAAAATTCCTGTTGGTCCAGGATCTGTAGTATGAGTTTCAGTATCAGTTACTGGGTCTACGAGTTTTCTAATAATTTTTTGACTATCCAACTCTTGATTAACAAAGTTGGTGTATCTTAAGACACTATTAGTTACAGTTCCTTTGAGAGTTATAAAAGTTCCATTACTAATATTTGGTCTACTATTAGATAATCTAATAGTGTTACTATCAATTCTTTTTACAAAATACGATCCTTCGTCAATATTCAGAGTATTAGTTGAACTTTCAGGAATGTAAGTTACTGCATCTCCAGTTTGAAATCCATGATCTGCAAAAGTGATATCTAAACCGTTAAATGTTCCAGAGAACTTTATAGATCTGTCAGTTGTATCAAGTGGTTCATTCAGATAACTTGGAATCGAAGAAGATGCAATATGAATCGACTCTCGGTCAGCATAAACATTCTGAACATTTGTAGCATAAACGCTAGAACTTGGATACTCTGTAGAATCAGATTTAGATATTTTTCTTTCTATACTCTGAAGACCTGCAAGTTGAAGTTGTCCCTGTCCACCAATTACAAAACTATCTTTATTCAAAATAGAAATAATATTAGTTTCTACAGTAACTCCACTATTAAAAATTAACTTTGCAAAGTTTCCAATAGAAAACCCATGCTCATCAATGGTTGTTATCTTATAAGTAAAGTTTATATTATCGATAACTTCTATTGTTTTTATCTTATATCTTGTAGCAACGTTAAAAAACCAACTATTTCCAAATGTAGAATCTAAGGAAATACCTAAGTTTTTATTAGCAACAATATCTCCTGGTTCATAATAACGAGAATATTCGTATAAATTTAAATCAGAAATAACACCAGTAACTCTGACTTTAACTTTCGAGTCGATATTATTTGGATCAGTTAATGCATATGCAAAAGCATCTATTCTTAAATTTTGTGCAGATTCAATGCTCCTACTTATTCCACTACATTCGTAAAATTGAGTCAAAGATTTTGACTTATACGTAATCTCTATGGAAGAACCATCAGAATAACTTGCAATTAAAGTTCCTGAATTTGGAAATCCTACTGTTGAATCTACATCAATCGTTGTATCATCTGCAGAAACGGGTGTAATTACTTTTGTGTTTGCATGGATTGAAAAGGTGCCAAAAATTGACCCTCTTACATTAATATCTTTATCATAATCAAAATCTAAACTTAAAATATAATATACTTTGCCATCTCTTACAATCTTTTCAACTTTATTAATAGACCCACTTGCACCAGGATATTCATCGGTTTCATCTTGGAAAAGAGTTCTATTTTCTAAATCGTTTGGATCTCCTTCCAATACTTCTACAACTAAATCCTTGGATACTCTAAATTCAGCACTTGAAGGAATGAACAGATAGTCTCTTGGTTTAATAACCTCTACATCTTCACCATAGAGAGCACGAAATAGTATTTCAAAAGATTGATCAGTTCCTTTAGAAGTATAGAAATCGTTAGATTGCTTTAGAAAAATTCTTTCGTCTAAACCAGAATACAACTTACGGTCTTCAAAACCAGGTGTAATTTGATTTTTGACTTTTCTTAAGAATTGCTTTAAGAAAAGAATACTTAAATTAGTTACAGTACTCCCAGATTTGTGCTCAGCAATATCAGTATCTTCAAATACCAATTCATCTGGAGTATTTGAACCTTGGTACGAAGTAACTCCACTAAATCCTCGAATACAACCAGTAAAGGTAGTAGACGTGATTCCAGTATATGTAATAATTTCAGAACCAATTTTAATCAGTCCATAGGATTTTGGAAATCCATAGGTTGATTTAACAGTAATTGTATCATCAATAAATTCTACATCAGCAGTCAATTCTGTAGAATCAACCAGATTTGCTAAATTATCAACCTTTACATATTGATCAATATTTTGTAAAATATCTAAAGTAGAACCTTGACCTTCTAATGAAAGGTAGTATTGCGATAAAAACTCTCCAACAAGAGGAAATTCCTCTCGCACAAACTCTGGAAGTTGGTTTGCAACAACACTGCTAATCTTGATTCTGCTTTCTAACATTTTTTATGAACGTACTAAGTTTCCGTTTGTGTAGCTTGAGGTCGTTATATACGTAGTTCCTGATGGATCCGCACCAGAAGCAACTTCATCGCTTAACATATTTAACACACTATTGCTAGTGTTTAATTGGAGATATAAGTCTTGCAATCCGATCACGTCATTCGATCTTGGGCAAGCAGAGATTTCGATAATTGGTTGTCTCTGAACCGTTTTAGAGGTCGAAACAATATTAATATTATCTAATAATATTTCACCCTTTTCATAATTAATTGTCCCTACAGACCTTCTTACTATTCCTGGTCGAGTTGGAGAATTTAATTTAAATAAGAAAATTTCTCCAGTTACTTGATCTTGATTTGGAACATCGCCAAGATATACAACATCATCGACTCCAAATATTCTAAATCCAGAACTTTTAATATTATATCCGTCAAGTCTCTTTATATAGAACTCATTTCCGAAGCAGATTTCATAATTCGCTAATTGACTTAGCCTTACCTTCATATCTCTTCTAATCTGCACTGTAGTAATATTAGAGGTAATAGATTCATGACTATTATCAATAATATTTTGGAATCTACTATACTTAAATCTTGCACCATACTTATTCAACTCAGTAGAATTGGAATAATTATCAACGTTAGTAGAAACAATAGACTTAACAAAGTCCGATCCTGGTGCTAAATTTTCGTTATAATAGACAGTTGAGTTAGTTTCAACATACAAATACTTAAGATCTAATATTTCTGGAACAATACCAGCAACACTATATCTTCTTAAAAGATTTTTTAAATTGTCTTTGATTGAATTTGGCACGAATGGACCAAAGAATGGTTTGATAGTAATAAAAACTTTTCCGAATTGTGGAGGAGATAGCGTTTCTCCACCAAATACAGAGACGGATTGTGTCTCGGGATAGATTTTTGGAATTAATGCTTCATAATCTGCAGCAGTGACTGCTCTATTTTGAGATGCATAAATTTTAGTCGCATAGTTCTTAACAGAATCTACAGACTCAATTTCCTTTCCACTTTCTGACGCAGTAATTGTAGTAATTAATGAAATACCATCTGCAACAGAAACATTATTATTGTCTACAAGTATTCCACTGAAACTAAAGTTTGATAATCCGTTTGCTTCTTCACCAGATGTTCTAATATATGAAACTTCAATAAAACTCAACTCTTCTAATTTTTCGCCAAAAATACCATCACCAAAAATCAATTCATATCTTTGATCTTCTATTTCTTGGATGAAATAAACTCTTGAGTCTCCCGTGACTTCAAAGAGACTATCTGATAGTAAAAAGTTTCTGCTGGTTGTACTCGACTCAGTATCTCTAACTAAAACTCTTAAAGTGGAAGTATCAATATGTGGATTGCTTAAAATATATTTTTGTGGAGGTGCAGGATTTTCTGCTTCTACTGTAAAGTTATCAACTAAAAATTCTCCCTCAAAAATATCAATACTGTCGAAAGTTGCTACTCCATCGACGACAGGAACCGTAATGTCTTCTGGTATGGCAAATGTATAACTATCCCCTCCAAACGCGCTTGTAGAGGCAACTACGCCCTTCTTAAGGGTGATTGCAGTTGGATTGGTAGCGAAGTCTGTAGTATCAACAGTAAACGTAATTGCAGATCTTGCTGCTGTTCTTGACCTAGGAACGTATCCAATATTACGTGCTAAAGAAACAACGTTCTCTCTTAACGTTGCACTATCAACAAAAACCTCATTGCTAACCATGTTAGCATTGTATGAGGAAATATATGTATTATACGCCAATACATCAACTATTGTTGAAAGGTTAGAACCTTCAAAATCATAGTCAGTAAAGTTTGAGTTTGATCGAAGATAACTCTTAATAGAAGTTTTTATCTGATCAAAATCCAGATTTGTGAAATTGACTAACGGCATTATCGTGTCTGTTGTAATGCGAATGATAATTGTTGTTGTAAAGCATCAACACCAACAATATTATAACTAATCGTCACATTAAATTCGTTGTCCTCATAGTTTGGAGCAACGACTACATTAATCAATTCAACTCTTGGTTCAAAATTATCAATGGTATTTCTGATTTCATCTTCAATTAAAGATGCAGAAATGGTATCAATGTTCTCAAAAAGTGATCTTGATATCCTAGAACCAAGGTCTTCGTTAAAAAACCTTTCGCCTGGAAGAGTAAATACAAGATTTCTGACTGATCTTGCGATTGCAGTCTCATTTTTGATTGCAAGAAGATCATTAGACAGTGGACTTACCTGAAAAGCACTCCCAATATCCCTAAAACCTTTACTTACCCTTTCGACAGGCATGGTAATTCAATAAACATATATTTATTTATTAGTCTTTTAGGAAAGTTTTGTCGTCAATTTCTTCAAAATCAACTTCTTTTAACTCTTTTTCTTTCTTCTGTACCCATCGATCATAGACACTATCATAATCAGTGATTAATCCTTCAGTTCCGTGCTCATTTTTCATAAAATCCTCGTCTCTGTCAACTTTAGCGTTGCCCATTTTGCTCCTCAGTGGCGTTTTCTTCTAATTTTTGGCGTTCTTTTGATGTTTTCCAGAAATATTCGTCCTCACGACCCATTCCAAGACGCTCAAAACCGTTTTCAACTTGGTAATATTGGGTTGAGACCTTAAAATCCGGCATTTTTGGTTCAACAGGAGTCAAACTGTTATCATAGATACGCATTCTATTGTTTGGATAGAGTGCATATTGCCCATTTTCAAGTTCAATTAGGTTATGTGACTTATGTTCAGCAGGATTTTCACTTGTTGCATAGTCAACATAGTCTGGATCATGATGATAATTGTCAATTGTACATACATATGTACCTTTCATATTACCATAGTCTCTTGTATAGACCTCAAAGTCCATACTACCAATGAATTTCTTGTCAATACTTACCACACCATAGTCCATACAATTCCAAAACTGTAGATTTGGTAGATTCATATCAGGACTTGGTGTCTCAGGATCAGTTACAAAGGCACTAATCGGTAATTTATCATACATTGCAGCATATTCTGGTAAGTATGTCTCAAAATAAAAAGCACGTCCAGGCATCGATTTACACGATACCCAAACGCCCTTTACAAATTCACCATGACCACTTTGATGGTCAGTGAGATATTCTTTTCTTACCCAGACTTCAACTGATGGTAAGTTCGTAATTAAACAAGCCATTCATAATTGTTTTCGCTATGTTTATTTACCTTGCCCACGATAACGCTTCTTTTTCTTATTACGACTCGTTGCTGCAAGTAGAGTGTTCTGCGAATTACCCTGCCGCGTCTTTTTCGGTTTCCCGGGAATATAATTACCCTGCTTCATCATTGCCATTTTCAATTACCTCAATTTTATATTGGTCGGGTTTGATGGTGTCATCAGTATTATCATAATACTTCTGAGCATAATCGTCAAGAATCTCAGCACATTCTTCAGCACTGAGATTCTCATGTATCTTACGTCCATTGCATAAGATGTTATACATGGGTCAAATCACACGAGTCTTTTCATGTCCAACACGAATCCGAGGATCGCACCAAATCTTGAAGTTCTTTTCAATTGCATCAAGACAGAATGAGACATCCTCTCCACACATATCTTGTACTGCACCAGATTCAAAGACTTGCATCTTCGGTGCAAACCAAGGATACTCAAGATTCTCAAAGACTCCCTTCTTAATGAGCACCCACCCAAAACCTGTGTAATCTACAGTGAAAGGCTTCCGCCGCTTCTGAATTGATTCCACAGTCTCGTGGTTCATCACTCCACCATTCTTACGGAAATCATCCTCCTCTAACCAATGTGCAACACTCGTTGTATGTCCATCTTCAGTTGCATACCAACCACTTACAATCTCTTTCTCTTCACCTTCTGCATTCAATGCTAAGTCACACAACTGCCAAAACTTATTCGTGTCAAATACAATATCACTATCAATCCACAATTGATAATCATAATTCAACTTACCATCCCATGGAATCTGATTCGGTCCACGCAATACATTCGCTCCAAGTACCTTACAACGTGCAAAGTTAACCATAGACGAATAGTCTTGACTAATCTGAATACCCATACCATTCTGTACCATATCAAAGCACAGTTGTACAAAGTTCTTCAGAAACGTAAAAGAACACCCACGTCCAGGTAGACAGAATACAATCTGCTTTCCTCGCATCCTTTCCTTAATTGCAGCAATATCCCAATCTTCTGCTTTCTTCTTTGGTGCTGCTGCTTTAACTGTAAATCCTTTTGCCATAAGTCTTAGAAACTCAATTCAATTATACTGTGCTATCTATCCGTTGTCAATGACTAGTGTCTACCGTTGAAGTTCGGTTCACCTCACATACTTCATAACTAATATCCTCTTCTGTATAATCAGTCTTCATAAGTCCAACCATACCCTTTAATGATTGCCACGTCTTCTCAAATTCTTTCTCTGTCAAATTATTGTATATACATTCTTCCTTTGCATAGATGTGATATACTTTTTCCTTTTTCATAGATTTTTTATGGGGAAAATTTTTTCTTATATAGCGAACCTTACAGGCGTTTTTATATCTGCCGGAATTTTTTTATGAGAGTGATATAGAGCTCGCAAAAGACATACAGTGTAGGTTAGGGACTTATGCGATTTTTATAACGCCCCCCGTTACGCGCCCCGCCCGTTAACACATAAGGGCACAATAACTGCCGAACACGCATACTGCCATAATAGCATAAAAGGGGACAAAGTGTCAACCACCGTGCCCCCTCTAAGTATCAACGACGGTCCAATGCTGCTGCCTTACGATCTGCTTTAATCTGTGCTGCATAACGACGCCGAACCTCAGAAAGATTTGACACCATTTCTTTACCCAACCCAGTAACTTTAGTGATGGTTTGTCCTTTACCACCACCAACAGCATGAGACGCTAATTGACAATCACCAGCGCCAATGTTACCCAGAGCATAACCACGACCGTGCTGTGAATTGCGCTGCATTGTTTCACCTTTACGGGGTCCACGTGTCTTGAGAACCTTAACACTGACCTTCTTACCTTGTGCTTCGAGAGTGTTAGAAATCTCCAGAAGATTGTCGAGGGATTTGGTGGTCATTGTTGGTTGATTGCGTTCCTATACTATAAGAACGCTTTGGAGGTGAGTAACTTTGAACCCTATGTAATCACCAAGTGTCAGGTGTACTTAGGTCCTCCACATAAGCATCACAACGCTCAGAACCTTCGAGTTCAAACAACCTTTCCCAGTTGATATTATGGGGGTCAAAATCTCCCAGTGCCTCAATATCCAAGGTGATGCGATAACGTTGCTTCTGTGCCTGTTGGTAGATAGTGGGCATAATTCTCCGAGTGGTGTGATGCTTTTACAGTGTAGAATAAGCGTCTCTATATGTCAACCTCACAACGGTTATTTATGAGGGACGCTTATGTTTTTTGCGTGTCAAGTCCCTGAAAAACTTATGCGGGGGTGCTTGACTTTTCTGCGTTCTTGTGATAGAGTGCGGGCTAAGATCACAAGACCTGAGAGGATTTAAGAGGACATAAAGTGACTGCAAAGATACTCTGAAGACCCTTTAGATACCCTCTTAAGTAACTCCTTTACCATAATGTTAGAAGCGATACAAACAATTCAAATACATTTAAAAAACCTTTTTTAATATAAAAAAAGGGCAATCTTTATATATTTGGGCAGAAAAAGGGGGATTTTGTGTTATTTCCCCCTTCTCTAGTAACTATCAATCAGAACAGGATTTCAGCAATCTCATTGATAGTTTTCTCACTCTCAATATCAGAAACAATAACATCTAGAATCCGAAGAATATCGTCTCCAGTGTTACCCACTTTGAGCATACCGATTGCAGTTTCCTTAGACATAATAAGAAAAGAAAGTGATAGTTAAATCTAGGTCTTACGTTGTGAATCAGTCTCCCAATCCTGTACTGCCTAGATTGTTAATTAAGTGAAGTAATTATAGAGAGGAGAGTGTTAGTAACCCCTCTATGATTACATCAGGCAAAGACATAACCGTTGTTGAAAGTTTCAGTGACGAACTTAGATTGTCCGTTAATTGCACCTACAAACTTTCTTACATACCAGGTGAAATCCTTTTGGAAAACACCTTCACCATCAATGCAGAAATAATCACAAAGTGCATTAAGGCGAGACTTTGTAGTGAGAGACTGATAACCACCATCAAAGATAGTCATGTCGTTATCAGAAACCTCAGCGATTTTGTTACCATGAAGGCGAACAATAGAAACACCAGTTTCAGGATCAAAGTGAACAGAAGTGTTACCAGATTGCCAATCTTTGTTAGACTGAACTGCTTGACACATTTGCTTTTCGATCTTACGCATTTGAGAGAATTAAAGTTGGTTTGTGTTGTGTGAGTTGTGCCTCACACTATAAGAACACTTTCGAGGTGAGTAACTTTTAAGAGGAGTAAATCAACCTCCAAACATATCATCGAACAGTTGTTGTGAAGAAACCTCTAATTCTTCACGGTGTTCTTGTTCCCAACGCTTGTAATCTTCCGTGCGTTTGATAGCAAGATGTTTGGGCAATCCTGAGTGCATAATAATCTTGCCGTTTGGTAGTTTGTGTTGAAACATAGTTTTTTGATAAAGTTCAGAAAAGAGTGGATAAGTTTTGACGTTATCTGTCATTCACCGAAAAAGGCAAAGTGTGCATCAATGACAAAATCAATGACTTCATCAGTAGCACTTACATCGAAACGTTCGCAGAACCAATCAACTGCCATATCAGCAGATGCCATTGTGTCAAACATGAAACCCTGAAGTTCAGTCAGGTTAGAGTCGGAAAAAAGAGTGTTGTTCATACAACTACAACACTTTCGAGGTGAGTAACTTTTAAGAGCGCCAAAGTTCTTGTTATTGAACTAATGGTGATTCGTCCAGTTCTTGTTGATATGCCATATATTGTTCTTCAGTAGATTCATCTACACACTCTTGAATCACCTGATAGATGTAATCAATGTTCCCTACATCATTGAAGATACGTTCAACAACTTCAGGTTCATCTACGTTTAGATCATAGTTAAGTTCACCATCTAAATCCCTCACATAACAATCATCCTTGGTGTAAATCCATGCGGCACAATATGCATTTTCACCTTGTTGTTCGATGAGTTGATTAACTCTTTGTTGCAGTTCTTTGAGTGTGTAGTTCATCAGAAATGTTCAGACGTAGTGTTGTGCAAGTGCAATAACTTGATCCTCTTTAACAATACGATTCGGACCAACTTTAGTCTCAAACCGATGATAAACAGTCTCGGGATTTTCACCCTCAAAACTGATAGCAGACATGAGATCAGTTGTCATTTCTTTTACAGTTGAAATGCCACGATAAGTGGAATCAAATTGTTCCTCAAGAACAGAAAGTGCATAGCGGAAAGTCATTTCGTTTTTTATAGTGTTGTTCATACAACTAGAAC